TTAATCCCCATTCTTCTACTTCAATAATTTTAATCTCTTGGTGCTTAAAATGATTTATAGCACCCTCAAGATAATCTTTCTTGGGCATTTAGATTATACTGTTGTGTGTGTTACGCCACCAGAGAACTGTACGTTAAAAGTTCTACTGATTACACCATCCATAGTTACTGCTACTGATGCACCTGTTACTAATGCTGTGCCTGTGTAGTATGCGTCACCGCTGTCTGCACCTTCTGGGTAAAGATTTAAAGTAACAGAAGAACCTACGTCTAGTGCTTCTTGTCCTGTAGTATCTGTTTCATCCCAATGACATTCAATAGTACCTGTAGCATCTTTTCTAAGAACTAGATAAGATTTTGCAGT